TGCTCACGGCTAGCTCGGGATCTGTTCGACATCGACCGACGGCGTCGCGGCTAGCTCAGCCGCCGCCTGGGCATAGGCCGTGTATCGCTTGGTGAACTCGCGCCGATGCTTGTCGATCGCGGCCTGCCCCACCAGGAACTCGGGGTCCACGATGCCCGTATCCTCCCCGGTGATGAAATCGGTACGGGGGTAGGAGCGCAGCCGCCCCGCCGCGATATGCTCGCGCATCACCTGGGCATCGGCCTCGGGCATCATCTGCACCATGCCCGCCGCCTTCGTCCAGTGGTAGGTCTTGCTCAGGCCGTCCGCTTTGCCCAGGTGGTACGCGACGCCGCCCTGGCCCTGCGGGGACATGATGCCGAACTCGATCCCCGCCCGGTAGCCGACCGGGGTGCCTTGCGCTGTGGTGTCTGCGCTCTCAGCCATGATCCCTCCCTGATTACGTGGGGAGCGCCAGCAGGTAATTCGCCTGCACGCGCACCCAGCCGACCGACGCATCGCGGAGCGCCGGATCGGTCGTGCTCGATCCGCCGATCCCCGCGTAACGGAGTGTACACGGTCGCCCGTCCGCGGTCACGCGCTCGCGATCGAACTTGATCGCGATAGCCTTGGCGACGGGATCGATCGTCCCGCGCCCGCGCTGCTGATACAGCCAGATCCGCACGACGCCCAGCGTCGCGAGCGGGATCGGCCCCAGCCCCGCGCTCGGTTCCTCGGCCACGAGGCCGCAGGGCAGCACGTCGCCCCGCGCGTCGTAGGCCGCCGGGGTGAGTTGCCGGGTGATCGCCGTCTGGTCGGTCGCGTCCGTCGTCCCTGCGGGGTAGATCCCCCCGGTGAGCAGCGTCGCGATGGCCGGATCGTCGCGCAGCAGTTGGGCGATCACATGCCGCAGACTCACGCGGGATCTCCTTCCGGCTGCTCGCTGCGCGCGCGCGCCGCCTGCTCGCGCGCGAACCGCGCCCCCACCCAGTTCGTCGCCCTGCTCGCGCGCTCGATGTTCGTCGGCGGCGGTGGGGGCGGCTGCTCAGCGCCAGCGCGCGCGCCCTGGGCGATGCGGTCCTGCTCGATGCCCTGCCTGATGATGTGCGCGAGCAGCGCGACGATCACCGGGTCGGTCAGCGCGAGCGCGAGATCGCGCGCGAACGGCGTGGCGTAGGAGGGCGCGACCAGCGCCGAGTCGGTCGCCTCGCGTCCCAGGTCGTCCGTGTGCGACGTGGCGACGATGCCCTGTGTCTCCCGGTCCATCGCGGCTCCCCGGCGACTACCGCGCCGCGCTACACCAGCGCGGGCGCGCATCTGCAACGACAGGTACAGGTCAGCGCCCGCGATGGTGCTGCCGATCTGATCGATGTCGAACGTGATGACGTCGCCCGCCGCGACCGCGACGACATCGGGCAGCGTGGTCGTGCCGTCGTTGCCGCTGATCGCCACGGTGGGGCGCGCGCCCTGCGTGGTGAACATGGTCGTGCCGTTCTTGTTCACGTCCACGATCAGCGCGGCCCCGGTCGGCGCGGTATCGACGCGCAGGCGGTAGCCGACGAGCGTGCACGCGAACGGGGCGATCCAGCCGCCCTTCTTCGCCGCCGCCGTCTGATCGCCGCCGATATAGAACGGCACGACGATGTCGTAATCCGTGTCGCGCAGCATGGACGGGGGGATCGGATCGTCAACCGCGATGCCGCCGAACCGCGTGGGTATGTTCGTCATCGTCGTCGCTCCTTACTTCGTGCCGCCGAATATCCCGCGTAGCTCCTGCATCAGCCGCCCGTACGCGAACACCATCGCCTCGGGGATGATCCCCCACTTGCCCGCGTACTTGATCTCCAACCAGATCCCGTGCGGCGCGCTCGACACCAGATAGATCGCGATCAGGTGCTCGGCTAGCTGCACCGCATCGGCGTGCAGCCCCGCCTCGGCCGCTCCGGTGCGATTCGTCCACGGGTGGTGCGCCTTCATGTAGGCGGTGGCTTCATCGGCGATGATCGCGGCGATCCGCAGCGTGTTGGCGTCGATCCGCTCCCCGAACTTCGCGAGCGACTTGCCGAGATCGCCGGGGGCGCTGCCGCTCTGCCACACGATGCCGCTCGCCATCGCTATTGCTCCGTCGCCGCGTCGGCTTCGATGCCCCACGGCTCGCGCCGCACGTTAACGATGTGGCCGTTGCTCACCGCCCCGGTGCTCGCATCGGTGACGACGACGCGATCCTCGCGCGCGATGTCGAACGCCGGATCGTCGCTCGTCAGCACGAACGCCAGGACTTCCGCCTCGGCCGCTTCCGTGCGCGCGTTGAGCGAGCCGCCGACCTGGGGGAAGTTGATCCGCGCCGTCGCGGCGGGGAGCGCCGCGCCAGCGCGCCACACGACGACGCTGCATGGTTTCAGCGACACCGCGCGCGCGCGCAGCTTGCCGCGCCGCGCGGCCAGGGAGGCGCTAGACAACACCGCGACACCCGCTGGCACGCGCGAACAGCACCCCGGCGAGATCGCCGCTGGTGACCGTCTCGCCCGCCAGTCCGCTCAACACCTGCTCGGCGCGCGCCCTGAGCCCCGCCTGTGCATCCAGCCAGTCGATCGGCTGGCGCTGGTAGCTGTAATCCTTGTCCTGCTCGCGCACGATCATGGGCACGGCCGGGGCGATGTACGCCGCCGTGAGCAGGATCGTGGCGATCTTCACCTGCAGCGCGGCCACCCCGGTCGCGGTGGCCGCGTCGGGGTAGCGCGCGAGCACATCGAGTTCGGCCTGACCCTGGTAGACGGGCGAGGCGATCACGGCGTCCGGCAGCGTCGTCGCATCCAGGGACGCATCGAGCGCCCGCCGCACGTCGGAGAAGTCGCTATTCGTGATCAGCGTCATCGCCCCGCCCCCATCTCACCAGCTACCTCACCAGCTACATCGTACCCGCTCGCTCAGCGATTGCGCGCGCGCCCTCAGCCCTCGCCGTTGCCGGGGTTGGCCGGGGGCGGGGTCGTGACCGTGGTCGGCGTGCCGGGGGTCGTGGCCGGGGTATTCGCGACGGCAGCCGGGGGTGCGGTCTCCTTGCCCTTCGCGGTCGTGGCGACGATCCACTCGTCTTTCAGCGCGGTCAGCACCTTGGGCGTGGGGTAGACCTGCTGCGGCTCGCTCTCCTGCCCCGCGACGAACGCCTCGTGCGCGCCAGCGGCGTTCGCCGGGTGGCGTTCGTCCACCTCCCACAGCGCGACCCGCTCCCCGGACTTCTCCGCCGCCTTGACATAGATCAGCTTGGAATCGGCCATCGTGTGCCCCTTTCGTGTCGCTGCTCGCTCGCTGATGCCGTGCGACCCTGGCGGGGCGTCGCTGCCGCCGCCAGGGTCGCCCCGTAGCTCCTATCGTACCATGCCCGCCATGCCCGCCGCGAGCGCGTCAGGCGTTGATGTTGAGGGTCTTACTGGCGTTCGGGTCCCACACGCAGTAGGCTTCGTTCTCGCTCATCGTGAGCACTTCCACCTGCCGCAGGATCCACCGCTCGGCCTCGTTGATGTTGGACCCGATCTCCACGACCCGCTCGATCGCGAACCGATTGTCGAACCCGACGACCTTCAAGGACGGCGCGTCGCTGGTCACGCCGAGGCGCGAGCCGTCCGCGAGGTTGGTGTTGATCGGGGTGAACTGCCCCGCGAACCCGGCCACGCTCAGCAGCGTGTTGGCATTGCCGAGCGTGAGCATCAGCAATTGGAGCGCGACCGCTTCCTGCACCAACTCGGTCGTCAGCACGTAGGGGTTGGCGAACTTCAGCTTGAAGGCCGTCCAGCCCTTCGCGGTGAGCGTGCCCGCCGAGGCGGCGCTATCGAGCGTGGTCAGGTTGTAGTTGGTCGCGGCGGTGTTGCTGTTGCCGTCGCCGTTCACCATGACATCCATCGCCGCCGCGACCTGATCGATCTGCGACTGGACGCCGATCTTCTGGATCAGGATCGCGATGTGATCGATCGGGGCGCGGCGCAACACCTCGTAGCTGGCCTCGATCGCGCGCCCGAACTTGCGGAGCCGGATCACATCGTTGCTCGATGCGATCTTGGTGCGCGGGAGTTCGGCGCTCTCAGCGACCCGGTACTTGCGGAGGTCGGCGGCGGTCGGCTCCACGAGCCGCAGCGGGCGGTAGGTATCCCCGGTGATCGGCGTGGTGATCGCCACGACCTCGCTCAGCGGGATGGCGGGCTGGACCATCTGCATACGCATGACCGGGGACTCGGCGTACGGGCGCTGGGGCGTGCCCGGCACGTAGTCGCCGCTGAGGAACTGGGCGCTGGCGCGCAGCCCCATCCCCTGGCCCTTGCGGTACTGCCGCGCCGCCCACTCCCCGAACAGCGCCATGCGTTCGGGGGTCGCGGTGAATGCGGAGAGGTCATCGGCCGCGAACGTCCCATCGGGATCGCCCACGGTGATCATCTCGGCGGCTTGCAGCAGGCGCGAGAAGGCATCGCTGCCAGCCCGCTTCTCGGCCTCGTCGCTGGGGTCCTGCACCTCCAAGAAGGCGCTCAGGGTCATGCGCGCCGCCTTGGCCGCATCCTGGATCGTGCGGTTCGGCATCTGGCGCAGGAGTTCGGTCGCGCGCGGCTTCATCGCTTCCTCCGTGGCTATTCGGGCCGTCGCCCCTCGTCGTAGCTGCGCGCGTGCCCGCTCAGCAGCGGGCCGCGCGCGACCGTCGTTCGCTAGAACAGGACTTCCACCGCCGTGGTCACGCTCGCGTCGATGATCAGCCCGCGCGACTTGTTCACCTCGGCCAGGGTCGCCGCCGCGCAGGTGCGGATATAGCCCTTCTCGCTCGATGCGTTGAGCGCGCCGACGATCTTCGTGCCGGGGGTGAGGGTCGCGCCGTTGCCACCGGGCAGCGACAGGTACCCGCGCGTCTTGACGGAGCACGCGCCGTCCCATTCCACCTGGACCAACTCGCCCAGGATCGGGTCGGCGTCCGCAGCCAGCGCCACGGTGCCGTGCGTGGACAGCGTGACCGCCTTGCCGATCATCGTCGCCGCCGCACCGCCCGCCTTGGTGCTGTCGTAGGTGATGGTAGAACCGTCGATGGTGTACGTCTCGATCTCCGGCTTGATCCCCTTCCGGACCACGGTCGCTCGCGGATCGGTCATCGCTTCCCTCCAGACTTCTCAGCGCGTGATGGGTCGTCGCGCGCGCGCGCGACCTGTGTGCGATGCGAACGGGCCAGCGCGGCTAGCCCGTGTAGGCCCAGGCGGGGCGACTGACCGGGCGCAGCGCGAACGTGGTGGTGTCGGGCTCGCGCTGCTCTTCCGACTTGCGGCCAGCCGGGATACCCTTGTCCGCGATGCGGGCGTAGGCGTCGGCCTGCCGCTCGACGGCGGCGATGCTGAGCAGTTCCAACACCGGGCGCTCGACCTCTTCCTTGAAGTCGCCCCCGAACGCGCGCACGCCCTCGGCGATGGCGCGATCCACGGTCGCCTTGCGGAACGCCTTGCCGTCGTCGGCCAGCGGGCGCAGCCGTTCGACCTCGGTCACGAGGAAGCGCACGCGATCCCCGATGTCCGTCTTGTCGGTCGCGATGCCCGCCGCATCGAGCATGGAGCGGATCGGCGCGAGCGCATCGACGCGCGGCGCGACTTGCGGGGTGGTGCGCTCGGTCGCTGGGGTCGTGGTCTCCTCCGGCTCGTTCGGCATCGTGTCTCCCGCCTTTCGTTCCGCAGCGCGCTCGCGCTGCACTTCGACCGCCGCGAATTGGCGCGCGACCCCCGGCAGCCGCACGCGGAACCGCTGTTCAAGCTCTGCCGCCACGTCGCGCGGGATCAGGTGCTCAGCCACGCCGTACTGCGCGCGCAGCACCATCGCGCCGGGGGTCGCGCCGTCGTAGACGTGGCTGATCTCGGACAGCCCCGCGTTCTCGATGGTCGCCGTGCACAGCACCTTCTCGGCGCTGCCCTTCTGCGGCGCTCCGGTCTTGGGATCGTAGCCCTCGACGGGGGCGTAGTACATCCCCGGCCAGTGCGGGCAATCCCAATCGGCCATCATGTCGCGCGAGCAGATCGAGCAGATGTACTCGCCGCCGTGGAACCCGATCGACACGTCGCGGATCAAGCCCGCGCGCATCCCGTCGATCACGTCGGTGGTGTTGGCCCCGGCCAGCAGCAGCCCCGGCACGGTGTAGCTGTGCGCGATGACGCGCGCGCTCGTCTGATCGCCGCCCTCGGCCTTGAAGAATTGCCCGCGCAGCGAATAGCCGTAGGGGAGGGTGCGATGGTCGTGGCCGGGGAGGATCGCCACGCCGCGATCCGCGTCTTTCGCGTAGTTCTTCAGCGACGAGACGCCCATGTAGGTGAACCAGCTATCCAGCCGCCCGCTGCTGATCTCGGCGGGCCAGAAGTAGGGCGCGCGCCCCTCGGATTGGAAGATAGACGGATCGGGCGCGACCTTGGTGGCGAGTTTGAGCAGCGCATCGTCGGGGATGTGCCACTCGGCGGTCGCCGCCGCGCGCAGATCGAGCACGCGCGCGGGGTGCGTGAACACGGACGCGGCAACCTGATCCACGAGTTCGATGCTGCGGTTGGGCATGATCGCGCCTCCCGGTGGCCGTCCGCTGACGACGCAAGTGGGGCGCGTTCGCGCTCGCTGCTGCGTGATGTGTCCTATCGTATATGGCGCGCGCGCTTTTGGCAAGGCAAAGGCCCCAACCACGCCATCTCGGCGCGATCGGGGCCGTTGCCTCGGTGGAGGTAGAAGGACTCGAACCCTCGACCCGCCGCGTGCAAGGCGGCTGCTCTGCCTCTGAGCTATACCCCCGTACTGGTCCCCCGACCCTTCATCACGCTTCCAGTGATCGGGGCGTTACCGCGTGACCGACGCCATGCTCGGCTGAGGATAGTGCAGCGCCCGCCCGGTCGTCAAGGGCGGGCGCTGGGGGATAGACGTTGCGCACGCCGCACGACCAGCAGGTCTGTTCGACGGGCGGCGCGGCGATGATCTCGCGGCGCTTGATCCTGATGATCACGCGGTCGCCGTCGATCTCGCCCAGCGTGGCGGGGCACGCGCTGCAACGCCAGATGGTCATTGTGGCCGCACCCGCCGATTCGGCTCGCCCTTCACCTGCTCGCCCGGTCGCGGCTTCTGGCGGTCGTCCGTGCGGCGATCGTCGGCGGGGGCGGGTCGCGGCCCCGCTGGCTTCGGCTGCTCGGGCTGCTCGCGCGGCGCGAGTGTTTCATGTGCAACACTGTGGGCCATATCGGGGACATAGCTCGCGCGCAGCGAGCGCGCGAATGCGGCCATGCGCGGGAGTGTGTTGGGGTGCGCGTGCGGTTCCATCGGCTAGAATCCTCCCTCCACCTGTTGCCGCTGCTCAGGTGTCAGCGCGCGCGCGATGCTCGGTTGTTCATCGAGCAGCACTTTCAGGATCGCGTGGCTGGCGCTTACCAGATGGAGCACGTAGCCGGGGACGCTGCTCAGGTCGCTGATCATCTGGTCGGCGCTCTCTAGCTGATTGCGCGCCTCGATCAGCAGGTCGCGGCGGGTCGTGGCGTTCATGGGTGCCTCCTTGGGGACTGCGATCAGGTTGCCCGGGTAGCTGCCTTCCAGCCACAGGTCGTGATCGCGATGCGCGCTCAGCTACGCGAGCGGGACCCAGCGGTTATCTACCTGCACGTCCAGGTCCAGATCGGGGTAGGTGCTGGCGAGCGCGCGCGACACGCGCACCATCGCTAGCAACGTATCTTGCCCCCGATTGATGCGGTCCATGTCACAGCGCGCCTGCGGATCGTCGGCGGCGTCGCAGGTGCGGCAGACGAAGCCCCAGTAGTTGGACATCGCTCTCAACTCTCCTTCGTGATGGTATAGGGGCTGTAGGTGCTCGCGCGCGCCTCGCAATCGGCGCAATGTTCGGCGCTCGCGTTGAGCACCCAGGTGGCGCGGATCTCGGCTTTCGTCTCGGTGATCTCCCACCTACACCTACAGTTCGCGAGACAAGCTGTGCCGCCATCGGCCGGATAGACCGGGAGCGCGATCCCGAAGCTCGCGCCGCGCCCGCGCTCGTAGGCGTTCACCGTGCTGTTGAGGTACAGCGCCGCGCGCGCGTTGATCTGTTTCTCGCTGAGTTCCCCCGCCGCGATCTGCTCAGCGAAGCCGCGCAGGTACCCGTACGCCTCCTTGGTCATCGATCCGGCGCGGCCCCAGTCGGCCTGATCCATGGTATTCAGCCCGCCGCGCCCGTAGACGTACTGCGCGCCGATCGCCGTCTTGACCGCCTCGCGCATGGCGACTTCCCACGCCTGCACGCTCAGCGACTTATCAGCGAGCGACGCGGCCAGCCCCCCGATCCTGGCGCGCGCCTTATCCGCGAAGTCGTCGCGCATCCGGTTGATCGTGGCGCGCGCGATGTACTTCCCGGTGTCGAGGTTGCGGTACCGCTTCACGCGCTGATCGAACGCCCATTTGGTGCTATCCGCCATCGTCGCCCTCGTCATCGTCCGCTGGCGGGATCACCGCGCCGGGGTTGAGCATGGCGAAGTCGGCGTCCGCATCGGCATCGTCGCCGGGGCGGTAGACCTCGCCGCACGACGGGCAATCCAGCACGCCATCGCGCGGTTGCAGCGAGCGCGAGCCGAAGCGACAGAACGGGCAGCGCATCATCCCTCCACGGTCGTTCGACGCATGTTCGCGCGCGCTGGCGGCGCTGCCTTGTCCGGCTAGCCCGCCGCTAGCCCTGTCTGCGCCCCGCGAGCGCCGCCGCCGCCAGCCAGGAGCCGACGAGCCCCCAGGTGGCGAGGATGCCGAGCGCGGTGCGGGTCATTGGTGCGCCACCGACCCCGCTACCCGATGGCGAGGCGTGTGACGCGCGCACCACCGGCATTGACCCACGCGCCCGCGCCGTGGTTGCGCCAGCGCACCTCGATCCGGTCGCTATAGACCGTCAAGTAGGGCGTGCAGATCGGGTCGTAGAGTTCGTTCGTCGCGCCGACGTAGGCCACCGCCGCCGCGTTGACCACGGCCACGGACCTGCCGCCGAGCGTCACGGTCGTCATCAGCCCCGGCGCGGCGAGCGGGCTGTGCGTGTGGCCGCTGATCCACGCCTTCGCCGTCGTGTGCGCGGCGAGGATGGCCCGAATGTCCGCATCGCTCCCCGGCGTGGCCCCCTCCACGGAAAACTGCGCCTGTGTGCTGCTGTAGTTGGCCTCACCGGGTCCGAGTTGCACCGTGTTATAGAGCGGCGCGTGGCAGAACACGAGGCAGGGCTGCGTCGTGTTGCCGAGTTCGGTGTCGAGGTACGTCAGCGTGGCGGCGCTCAGCGTGCAGGAGGCGTTGCCCGTGCCCGCCCCCGCCGCATCCTGGCCGATGAAGATCAGTTTGCACCAGCCCAGATCGCGCGTGCGATTCTTGCTGGCGTAGCCGTAGGCCGTCGCCCACGCCGCCGCCGTGCGCGAGGGGTTGAACGAGGCGTCCCAGAGGTCGTGGTTGCCGACGATGAGGTCATAGCGCGGCATCCCGGCCTTGGGGCTGGCCGCGAGGCTGTCCATGTAGGCGATGGCGGTGGCGTCGGCCACGGTGGTGTCGTTGACCAGATCACCGACCTGCACGCGATGTGCGGGCGCGGGCAGGGCCGGGGAATCGAGGTCTTGTTTCAGGATGTCGGCGCGCGTCTTGAACGCGCCGCTCGTCGTCAGGTGGATGTCCCCGATGACGTGGATCGTGCGCGCCATCGGCGGGATTGGCGAACTGCGTGCGGTCATGCTACCCCCTTATACCGGCTCATAGCGGACGGTGAAGATACAATTGGTCAACGCGGTGGGGGTGCCGGTCTTGGTGAAAATCATGTCGATGGCATCGCCCTTTTCGAGCAGGGAATTGGTGGTAGACCAGATGCGATGCTCGAACGAGTACTCGGTGCGCTGCGCCAAGGCGTAGCCGTTAGTCACCTTGGTGTCCATGAAGACGATGGTCGCGGCGGTGGCGGCGCGCATCCGGCGCAAAATGAACGTCCAGTAGTCCGTGTCGCTGGCGTTTTGCAAGCCGTTGTAGACCATGATCGCGGCGAACGTGACCCGGCACGGGAAGGGTGCCAGGAAGATCGGCACGGGGATGGCCGGATCGAGCGCGCCCGAGTAGATCGTCTGTGCAGCCAACTCCCCGATGGTCGGCACCTGCCCCAACTGCCAGCCTTGCAACTCGCCCAGCAGCGACGGGTCGGCGTCTGCCGTGATGGCGATGCGTTCCAGGTCCGACGCGGCGGGCGGTGCCGCTCGTGTCTCGGTATATGTCGCTACCATCACGCCCTCCCCGCCACGTTGCAATTCTCTGCCGTCGTCGGATCGTTGAGCGCCACCGTAGATGGGACATAGAGGCTGATGGTCGTCGTGCCGCCCGGTATCGTCACCGTGCCCGACGATCCCGCCCGCACCGGGTCGCTGCCGGGGCCAGCTGCGCCGCCGACGCGCCAGCGCACATCGACGCTACTGCTGTTGCCGATGTCGATGGCGTAGACCGCCGAGGCGAACGTCAGCGTATTCGCGCCCGCCGTCAGGTTCGCGGGCGGGCTGCTGAGGGCGACGGCGGTGGTGTGCTCGCCGCCACCGCCGCTCGATCCCTGCTCAGCCGTTGAGAGCGCGTACCGCCCGCTGGCGAGTTCGATCACTTCGATCGGGATCGGCGGATCGCCATTGAGGATCAACGTGCGCTTGGTCCCGGTTGCCATGCTGCCCCCTTGCGCTAGCGCCGTGCGCGCTCAGCTACGCCGCTTCGTCCGCGTTCTGGACCGTGGCATCGAGCAGCCCGCGATAGCTGGGGAACGTCGCGTCCCAGGCCGTCGTCAGCGCCGCGCGATCGTCGTCGCTAAAGTCTACCGCATCGGGGAGATCCGCGAAGCCGTCGCCCGCCCCCGCCGGGGTCAGCGTCTCGCGCTGGCCGAGATAGGCGCTGCGCGCGCGCGCGATCTCGCTTAGCTCGCGCTCGGTCATGGTGCCGCAGACGCGCTGCGCGTCGCACCACCCACGGAACTGCCGCTCGGTGAGGCTGGCGAAGTTGTGGATCGCGCGCGCGCGCTGCGACGCGTCCCCGCCGAGCGCGCGATTGACGCCGGGTTCGGGCTGGGATGTGGCGGTCGCCGGGGCGGCGGCGGTGCCCATGCCGTCGCGCGGTTCGGGCGCGTCGGGATCGGGGTAGCCGAGCGCCTGGGCGGCGGCGTCCTGCGACGACCAGCCCGCGTTGTACTTCTGGCGTTCGTTCATGATCGTCTGCCACTCGATCTGCGCGTCCCTCAGCGCCTCCGCGCTCCTGAGTTCGCTGAACCGCCATTCCACGACGGCGTTGATCCCCTCGGCGCGCAGCGCGTAGGTCAACAGATCCTCCATCGGGGACTCGCAGAGGTGTTGCAGCGCCTTGATCCGCGCGGCCATGATCTCCCACTGGCGGTTCGCGTTCGTCTCGGTCGTGCCCTCCGTGATGCCGAACAGCAGGGGGACGGTTTTCAGCGCGCGCACGAGCATGCGTTCCAAGATATCGATCACCTTATCGATCATGCCGAGCGACGAGGCATCGAGCGTGCCGACCGGGCGATCGATGGTGATCACGTCGCTGTGGACATAGGCATCGTCGGGTTGCAGCCGCGCGTATTCGCGCTTGATCTGTTCCATCAGGCGCGCGCCGTACTCTTGGATTTTCTTGTCGTTCTGCTGATCGGCGCGCGGCATCATCTCGATCATGCGTTTGAGGTTGAGCGAGATATGGATCCGCGGATAGCCCTGCTGCGCGATGACGCGCCTGATGTCCCGCAGGAACCCCATCAGGAAGAGCGCGCCGAAGATGCCGGGGGCGGCGGGGCTGCGCCCGTACGGCGAGCCGGGGAACGGATCGTGGGGGATGTACTTCACGGTCGGGAGATCGAGCGGCACGAAGTCGCCCATGACCCATTGCCCCACCTGATGCACCGCGCCGCGCTCCGCGTCCCGCACGATGCGGAACCGCACGCTGGCCGGATCGGGCGTGGCGAGATCGATCGCCGTGCGGCGGTCGCTGCCGATGACCAACTCACCGAACCACGCCCCGCGCAGATAGAGCGCCAGCACGTTGCGATTGATCGGCACGTCCACCGAACCGTAATACCCGCGCAGCCGCGCCAGGAAGGCGTCGATGATGGCGCGCGCGCGCGGATCTTCATCGGTTGAGCCGGGGCGGTACGCCTTGTATCCCCAGCCGGGGTTGATCAGCCGCAGGAAGTCATCGGTCGCGCGGCCGAACTCGGGCGACGTGTCGGCCATCAACTCGACCAGCTTGCTGGCGCTCACGCGCTGCAAAGCGTGGGCATCGAGATCGAGCGCGCGCCATTGCTGGTGCGCTTCGGGCGGCGGCAGCAGCGCCATCGGGGCATTGCCGAGGCCGATGCCGGGATTGTCGTGGGTGATGCGCCCCCCGCCGTGCAGGGTCGCGTACCCCCCGGCGTCGGTACTCGGGGTGAGGCTCGTCGCGCTCATCGTCACACCTCGTCATAGCT